ATTCTGGGATTGGGAGGATAACCTCGTACCAAATTACATCCAAACTCCAACAAAGGCCATGACTATCAGAAATCGTCCCCGGAACACCAGTGTAGTTGGTGACAAATAATTTGTTGTCATAAAGTAAGATGGATATAGTGTCCAAAGCTTTAGCTTTACCTATACCACTACCTAAGGAGTATGTCCAGTCACTACCTAGGATTCCTAAGGACAAGAAATTCCCTAAACGCGTATGTAGGGATGTACAGGTGAGTGAAGATGCATCTAACGCAGAGAAAGCTAAGCTCAATACAGATGAGACATTTACACGAATGTGTGAAGATGACATAACTAACGCAGCAAATGAAGAGGCAATAGGAGAAATGATCCCATTAATCATACTTTTAGTACTTTGTTGCCTTTGCTGTATATCTATGATCTCTGTTGGCTTCGGTGGTTACAGATGGTGGACATCTAAATATAGACCACAAACCAAAATACACCGTCGCCGTCCTCGCCCTATAAATGTTTAATCAAAAATCCTTTTTAAAACCTGTATATGGCATATGCGTTTTAAAAAAGTCCGTTGCCTTCTTTGGCGTTTTACATATAGTGTCACCACAGTGATCCCTGTTCTGATACACAGAGTTTATAGATGTTGAAATTTCGTTACACGTCTTTAGAGACCATCGACCTAACTTGGGTTTTTCCACTTTCACGAAAAGATCATAAATTCGTCGTAGTATCATAACGTCGTTACTAGTGTTATTTTTAAGCTTTCAAATTTAAAAATTGTGTGGTTTCAATTTTTAAATATGAATTTTTAATAGCAAATACAAATTTGATTTGTATGCTTAGTTAGAGAAGGCGAGACCACCCATACCGGATTGGATACGGAGGACATTGTAGTTAGTCGCGAACATGTGCATGGTGGTAGCATCGTTGGCGGTGTTCATGGTAACAGCAACCTGGGCATTGTCAATGCGGGAGAAGTTGCAAGTACCAGTGGGCTGGTGCTCCTCGGGCTTGAGAGCAAAACTATATGCATACACACCGGGATATGGGGAACCAGTGTGGTGCTGGAAGGGTTGAACGGTGTTGAAGTACTTACCCTTCTGCTCCTTGAACCTGTCCTGACCGTTAAGAACAAGCTTGAAGGTGTTGAGGGGACCGACCTGATCCTCGACGAAGAGAGCGGAGCCACCGAGCTCACCGAGACCAAGCATGGGAGCACCGAAGGTGGAGGTGGAGACGAGGGCGTTGGAGGTCGCGGCAGCCGCGGCAGTGTGAAGCTTGACATCCGCATCAGTGGACGCAGTGGTGAAGTTCCACATGGAGTTGGTGGAAGCGGTGTTGGAGAAGCACCACACGAGCTCCTTGACGGGGTGGTTGTACGAGAGGCGGACCTGCTTGGTACCACCGGAGGCAGTAACGGTATCAACACCAGTGTGCTGAACCTGCTCGATGAGGTACTCGTGTCCTTTCTGCGCAAAACGCCTACGCTCCTCAGTGTCGAGGTAGATGTAGTTGGCCCAGACCTTGAAGGTGGAGGTGTTAAGCCAGTCTTCGAAGGTACCCGATAAATCAAAATCTAGTCTCACCTCGTGATATTGCAGCGCAATTAAAGGCAAATACAGACCGGGATTGCGGTTAAAGAAAAAGTATAGGGGTAAATAGACAGTCTTGCCGGCGACACCGGAAGACATCTTACCGTAGGAAGCCTTCTTGGACTCATCGAGGTAGAGCTCGGAGTAGAGACGCCACCACTTGGCGTACTGTTTGTCTATACGCTGGCCACCGATTGATAATTCGACGTTGTTGATCGCACGCTCGGCAATCCAAGCAGCCTGCTCCTCATCCATGCCAGACTTGGCGACGAGCTCGACGTACATGTCGCCGACGAGATCACCGTTGCGGGCAACAGTGACGGACACGCGACCGGAGTTGGCGGCAGTACCGTTGACGGTCTGCTCGATGTTCTCCATCGCGAAGTTGGTGTGGCGCTTGTATTTCGCCTGGAAGAAAGTCACCTCAGGGTTACCGGTAAGGTAAACATCCTGGGCACCGTAAGCTACGAGTTGCATAAGACCACCGGCCATTTTGAGAGTTGTTGTACTATAGACAGAGAAAATAATTTTGGGTAAATGCGAAATTTCGCGATCCAATTTTTCTCAGTCTACATCAAAATGTCCACGCAGCCTGATGAAGTTGATGTAGAAATCGAGGACGGTGAAATTATTGACACCGAGTCCGAAATTGAGAATGGTAGCATCATTGATCCCGGTGAGGATGAGGAGATCGATCTACCCGAGTTGCTTGGATCCCTGTTCGCGACCGAAGAGGGTGACACCGTTTGTACTGCCCTCATGGGAATCTCTAACCAGATCCAAGTCCAAAACAAAATTCTTATTAAAATTTTGGCTCAACTTCAATCCTTGAAAAGTAATTAAAAGAAAAAATTGTAGTATCAGTAATATGGAAAAGACCCACTTCATTGATAAGGAACCCAACAAGTATGAAGCTCTGGCAGAACTTCGTAATCAGCAAATTCGGTCAATGAATGAGGATCAGGCTACACGCCTCTTGTCAAATTTAGAGAATGCGTGGGGTCTCCATGAAAAAGACTTTCTCAGTCATCAAATGCTGGGGTATAACCAGTATCTTTCAGGTAGTTGTTTCAACGAATATGGAGCCGTATCAATCAACGACATTGATCTAGCAGCAATCAAAGAGATCAGAAAGAAGAATATCGACTTTACTGTGGAGTTGAGAAATCACATGAACAAGTTGAAGAAGAATAAAGCAAAAGAGAACGACGGTGCCGAGGATACTAGTTTGACGGATGATCTGGGTCTTAGTATAGATAAACGAATCGCCAATGTTGTTTTGCACATCGAAGATGGCTTTGATAACATCCGACGTCACTACATCTCATACGAACGCGTGAGTACTCCGACTATTCAACCACAGTTTCCAAAGTTTTCGGATCCTTCTGCTATGGACGAAGAAGAGATTGAAAATAGCAGCCCTTACCAAAAATGTCTTCTGTATACTTTGGAAGAAGCTTACAAGTGTGGGTACCGCCGCTACAAGGGACATTGCTGTGAAGAAATTAAGACTGTTGAGGGACATAGAACTAGGGCATGGAATCCAGTGTTCCCCATTGACAAGTTTGTCTACTCTATCGCTAAGAAGGATATCTCCTTTACAAACTGGAAGAACTTCACAAGCAAGGGTAGCATTTTCCGTGAAGTCATTGATCATGTTTCTAAGTGCGATGATCAGCAGTTTCCGGAGATTTCTAAAAGAAGACATGTGTGGTCTTTCAAAAACGGTCTCTTTGTTGGAAAGGAGTGGCTCCCGGATAAGGGGGTCTATGACTGCCGCTTTTATCCCTATGATAGCCCCGATTTCGCTTGCCTTGATCCCACTATCGTTTCGTGCAAGTACTTTGATCAGCAATTTGATGACTTTTCACACTTGGAGAGATGGCAGGATATTCCAACACCCAATTTTGACAAAGTACTTCAGTATCAAAAGCTGGAACCGGAGGTATGTGACTGGGCTTATGTAATGGGTGGACGTCTCTGTTATGATGTTGGAGAGCTTGATTCCTGGCAAATTATTCCCTTCTTCAAGGGTATTGCGAGATCTGGTAAGAGTACCCTAATTACGAAGGTATTCAAGAAGTTCTATGAGAGTGAAGATGTCGGCGTCCTCGCGAACAATATTGAGAAGAAGTTTGGCTTGTCTGCGATTAAGGACAACTTCATGTTTATTGCACCAGAGATTAAATCCGATCTCGGTCTTGAACAGGCTGAGTTCCAGTCTATCGTTTCCGGTGAGGATGTATCTATCGCTATTAAGAACAAGACCGCTGTCTCTATTGAGTGGAAGGTTCCGGGCGTCCTGGGCGGCAACGAGGTGCCAAATTGGAAAGACAATTCTGGGTCTATTCTTCGTCGTATTCTCCCTTGGAACTTTACTAAGCAGGTACGAGAAGCTGATCCCCAGCTTGATGAGAAGCTCAATAAGGAGTTGCCTATCATCCTTCTCAAGTGTGTACGTGGATACCTGGACTTTTCCAATAAATACAGGGACAGGGATATATGGAATGTCGTTCCCAAGTACTTTGAGACGATCAAGAAGCAAGTGGCAATGGTTGCGAGCACTCTAACCAACTTCCTAGAGTCTACATCCATCAAGTATGGCAGCGACCTCTGTGTTCCTCAGACCATCTTCGTACAGATGTTTAATCAGCACTGTTCAGCCAACAACCTCGGAAAGCCCAAGTTTAACCAAGATTTCTATGTTGGACCTTTCAGCTCTAGGGATATCGAGGTTCGGGAAGAGGTGGTCAAGTACAAGGGTCGTACCTACCCTAAGCAACCAGTCATATTCGGACTTGATGTGATCGAGGAAGGTATTGGTTTTACAGACGATTACTAAAAAAAATAGTGACCAATAGTAATATGAGCCAGTCGGTTCAAGAGTTTGTTCGTCGATCTGGCGTGGAACTTCAAAGTCCCAATTCCGCGTCAAACTCGAATAACAACTTCGTTCGGGAACTAGAACGAGATGTTGCGATGATACAAGAACGGAAAGCTCGTGAAAATAGGATAGCACAAGGACAGCGTTTCTTCCGTACACCTACAAGGCCACTACCCAGACAGGCTCAGTTTCCTCCTAATCTTCAAAAGAACATCGTAAACAACAATACCTACGGTCGCTTCAAAAAATTTGAAAATTCACCATTAGCCAATGAGTTTGATGATGTCATCTTAAACTCAAATAACGAAAAAATGATCAATAATTTATTGGCCGAACAGGGAATGCTGAATAATGGTCCAGAAATCAACACTAATCTCTTAGCCAACGATAACTTTGCAAAGGGGTTTGGAAATAACCTAAACTACATCGCTCCTCCACCCCCAACTGAACTTCAGGTTAGCAAGTTGAATGTTGGTATGTATAATGGTTTGATTAATGGTAATTTTGGACAGAAAAATGTTCGTATGGATCTTAAACCCTTACTTTTAAAGACACCTCGTGGTAGAACAGCCATTGGTGAGGGTCTTTATGTAGACACAATTGAGATTGTTGGATACTACGGTCAAATGAAAGCTGGGTTAAGGCACACTAGGGAGCTTGGACCTAAAGGTGACATCAATAAGGTTTACAATAAGGTTCAATTCAAGTTTCAAATCACTAACGACATTGAGACAAAGGGAGGAACCCTAGATTTCTACAGAAATGGTAAGATCCGATTCTCCGCTGGTTTTGTTGGTTCTAACATTGCCAACCAACCAGAACTCTTACGTCGCTTTGTTATTACAAGCTACACTGAGGGGCAATCCTTCCTCTATAGTCCATTTGAATACAATAATCTAAGTGGTCAGTTTAGAATCAATGGTGTGTTCAAAAATCTGACTAACATCGCGAGGGATTATAAACAATATGGAATGACCTACGCTACATACGAACCCGAGCTTACTCCATTCCTTTATATTGACACAATGGACTACAAGTTTTCGTTAACTAGGAACGGAAATGTTCAGATTATAGGTGCCAAGGATCCCAAAACTCTTCAAAGTGCCTATGAGTTTGGTACTAGGTTTGTCAAGCAATTGGACAGAAATGGTGAAATTGAAGTCACTGGTGAGTTCAGTGAAGGTCTCAAAAAGACAACCAAGGCTAAGCCTAAACCCAAAGCCAAGGCTAAGCCTAAGCCTAAAGCGAAGAACACCCCCAACAAACTAACCAAAAACCAACTCAATGCTGTGAATGTTGATATGGCTGCTTGCAAGCGTATGAAGAGAGATGAACTCGTTGAGTTTGCTAAAAAGCTTGGTATCGTTCAGTTTAGGGTTAAGACATCAGATGGTTCTAGGCAAATGAGGAAGGATGAGATCTGTGAAAAAATCAAAGCCAAGAAGGGTGTTAGAACTGTCACCTACAAGAATACTACCGGTAAAAACATTAACCTTAAGAGGGGTGCCAACGGTAGATTCAAGATTGGCCGTAAGAGTTGCTTGGGTATGAAGGTTAAGGAACTCACAGATATCGCTAAGCTCCTCAAGATTCCTCTCACTGGTAAGGAGAAGAAGGCAGACCTGTGTAAGTTAATTGAAAAGGCTAGGAACAATATTGCTAACAAACCTGTACCAAAGAAACTTTCTCCCGGAGCTCTAAAGCAAAAGGCTAAAAACAATAAGAAAGCTGCTAAGGAACTCGAAAAGAATGTAAACAGGCAATTGAAGGTAAATAACGTTGAAATGAAGAGAAGACTCAATGAAAACTCAATCCGCAATGATCTCAACAAACTTTACGGAAAGATGTGGATGAAGAGATACAAACCCAATCTCAATCAAGATGTAAAAATCATCCAAAACCGAATCAGTAACATCCGAAAGACTAATAAATTGGGTGTACCCTTCAAGCGTGATATAGATGAACTCAAAAAGAGGCTCGTTGCGCAATGGAAGAGGGAACGTGTTCGTGATTTAGAAAAGAAGTTGGTCAACACTAATGGTGTGAGCAACAACATGAAGAATAGATTCCGCCTCGCAGCTGTGAACTATATTATGAATCTCAAGAATCAGAAAAAAACTATAACGGCGGCTAGGTTAGCTCAATTCAAGAAAAGTTGGTTAAAGCGTATAGCCAATATTAATAAAAATGGGCGTCCGAAGGGAATTAACCGAGCGGTTAAAGCTCGGATTGAAACGTTATAATCATGGGGTGAGAGTGGACGACGATACGAGGACATGGGGAACACCTACGGACTCCTGGCTAGATATGGCCAAGGAGGAACTTTTAGATGCTATTATTTATGTTGTAGCGGATTATATCCGAAACGTTAGGAGTGAAGGAGAACGTGCACCCCTCAGTTTTCGTAAAAATGATGAGCCTGATGATAACAAACTCATCATGTCTATAGTTAATGACTGGGATTGTGTTGAAAGTCCACAACACAAAATGCTCCTATGGAATCTCTTCAAGATGCTCAACAGTGACATCTTCAGCGGTTCTGACTGAAAATACACACAAGACAACGCAACCTACTTGATATGAGACTTGACCCCACATATGAAGTACAGCGAAAGGAAAAATCATTAACAATGAAATTGTTCCATGTGTTGTGGGTACGATTACAGAATAAGGTTTATTTTCTGTATGTATAGCCATTGTCGTAGCACATATAAGAAGTGTGTTTATAGAATCTATAATCCTATTTAAGTACATTAGACAGAACAAACTTGAAAAAGAAAGAGTGTATGACATTAGCTTTGCTGTGCGATTATATTTAACACCGATGACACGATGAAATACTTCAGTTCTAGGTGGCTCCGGTGGAAATTCTGGGGATGGAGGAACATCCTCATTGAATGCTATCGCAACAGAACCATCTGGTTCTTCTACAACCAGATGTCTGGCATCTTTCATAGTAGTTAATTAGATTTAATCTTTAAAAGTCTTCGTCGAAGGTGATATTCTCCGAATCATCGTCTAACTTACCGTAGTCTCCAACCCTCTTTTCAAAGAAGTTGGTCTTACCGTCGAGGCTAATATTTTCCATAAAGTCGAAAGGATTTTTAGATCCCCAAATTGGGGGTTGTCCAATTTGTTTAAGAAGGCGATCCGAGACATACTCGATGTACTCAGACATTTTCTCACTGTTCATTCCTATGAGGTTACATGGAAGTGCATCAATAATAAAGTTCTTCTCAATAGCGACAGCTTCCTTGATAATAGAGTGAATGGTTTCTGTAGAGGGTTTATTGCGAAGCATTTTGAAGAGTTCAACAGCGAACTCCTGGTGAAGCCCTTCATCTCTGGATATAAGCTCGTTAGAGAAACAGAGACCAGGCATGAGTCCTCTCTTCTTTAGCCAAAAAATGGCACAAAAACTTCCAGAAAAGAAGATACCCTCCACACACGCAAAGGCAAAGAGACGTTCGGCGAATGAACGAGACTTGGTATCGAACCATTTTATGGCCCAATTCGCCTTTTGTTTAATACAAGGAATTGTTTGGATAGCTTCAAAGAGTTGCTTTTTTTCAGCGCCATCCTTAATATATTTGTCTATGAGTTTTGAGTAGGTCTCACCGTGCACCATCTCATTATGAGACTGGTACGCATAAAATGAACGACCCTCTGAAATTTGAACTTCGTCAGCAAAATTGTTGTTAATGTTCTCGAAAACGATACCATCAGAACCAGCAAAAAAGGCTAGAACGTACTTGATAAACTTTTGTTCATTGTCATTTAGACTTTTCCAATCCTCCATATCCTTAGAGAAATCCACCTCCTCTGCAGTCCAATTGGACATTTGGGCTTTCTTGTAAAGTTCCCAGAGGTGAGGATACTTCAGGGGAAAGACTGTGAAACGATTCAACGTGGGAGCGAGAATAGGTTCGTACTCTTCTTCTATGTAGTCTTGAAATTCAAAATAAGTTCCGACGTGACGATCGTTAATAAATATTTGAGGGTAGGTTGATACTGAACCTCCACATATCTCCTTTAGCTTCTCTTTGTCTATCATGACTTTCTCATATTCCAATCCTTCACTCTCGCATAGAGATACAGCGTGGTTGCAGTACTGGCATCCTTCCTTCGAATAAATAATAACTCGCATCTGTGATATTATGCCTGATTATTTTTTGTGGGAAAACTCTAAGCATGATTGTGCCCTCTGAAATAATTGAAGATGACATAGTAAAAGTTTTAGTTAATGAAGATGGAGTAGAAGACGAGATGTATGCCGTGGTTGCCATGAATACAGGGAAGACTCTGGGACTTTACTACCTGAACCCAACCGAATCGGTCTATAAGTCCGCATGTATATACAGCCTGGACAAAACTGAGATGTCGCCCGCTCCCTATGATAGCCTGATGGAGCACTATCCCACTGGAACCAAATTTGAGGATTTGGATATGAAGCGCATGAATCAAGATGATGATATGTACGCATTTTACTCAGAAATAGACATAGAAGACAGTGATAGTGATATCCATGAGATGCACCTAGAGAGTGACACTGATTCTGAAATGGCTGACTTTATTGTACCTGATTCTGAAGTTGAGGGTCAAAATATAGTACCACCAGACTACGCATCTATAGATAGAGAATGGAATGAGTGGCAGCCATCTTCTTTGGGAGCCAGGAGCTTCAAAGAAACAGTTGATTTAATAGAATCTCGCGTTAGACGCCTAAGTGAGTGATGCGTTTTAGTAAATAAATTAAAAGATCTGTCAACACAAAACAATGCTGGCAGCTATATGGTCTGACATAGACAATCTTTTAAAACAAACAAACGAAGAAAAGCCAGTGAATATAAATTTATGCAGAGAATGCTTGGGTGTAAAGATTTTTTCACCCGAGGGTCTACCAACATGCTCAGAATGCGGACTTGTCGAGGATAGGTACGTTGACGATACAGCGGAATGGACAAGTGGAATGAATGACGATGGGAAAGTCAACGACCCCTCCAGATGTGGAAATCCTAACGCAAACCCTGAACTATTTTCACAGAATTGGGGAAAGGGAACCATCATCTCTACACAACACAGCTCTACGTACGAGAATAAGAGAATGGCCAAGATCAACTTTCATATGTCTATGAATCATAAGGATCGATCTCTATTTCATGCGTACAAAGATATAGATGAGGCGTGTCACACTTTACCAGATGTGGTTCTCAAAGACGCAAAGATGATGTACAGGAAGTTCAATGAAGAAAAATTGACGCGAGGTGCGGTGCGTTTGGGTATTAAAGCAAACTGCGTTTTATACGCGTGTCGCCTCGCGAAACACCCGAGGACAACGAAGGAAATTTCGGATATGTTTGGAATCCAATCAAAGGATGTAAGTCGTACGACCCAAATATTTAAGGATACGATTATGGGTGTAACTGAGAAGAACTACGTCACAAAATCATTTGATGTGATGAACAGACTTTTGAACTCTTTTGAAGTTACACGAGAAGAGAGATTGAAATGTAACCAGTTATGTAAAGCGACTGATGACTGTGTGGAACTTATGAGCAAAACACCTAACAGCGTAGCTTCTGCTATTATCTACATCGTTCTAGGAACAAAGGTCAAAAAGTCTGAATTATGTGACAAGTGTAACATATCTGTACCGACACTCAATAAGATTGAGAATATTATTAAAAAGCACTTAGAGGCTAAAGCTTAGTATTAGAATATGGTGAAGTTATTTCTAGCCACACCATGCTACGGTGGTTTATGCTTGGAAAAGTATATGTCTAGCATCATAAAACTTCAAATCCTTTTAATAAAAGAGAATATTCAGTTATTCCTTGATACAACAGAAAATGAGTCACTCGTTCATCGTGCCCGTAATGTTTCGGTCGGTCGATTCATGCAAAAAACCGACTGCGAATATTTCATGTTTATAGACGCTGATATTCATTTCGATCCTGAAGCTGTTGTACGTCTCATCAAGTCTGGCCACGATCTCTCTGTCGCGTGCTATCCTAAAAAGGTGGTCATGTGGGATCAAGCAGCTGAAGCGGTTAAAGCTGGCGATGATCGCAATATGTCTATGTTATCTTCGAGTCTAGTAATTAACTTTGGAGCTCAAAATCGTCCAATTAAGGATGGCTTCATAGAGATTTTGGATGGACCTACTGGGTTTATGCTCATCAAACGATCGGTGTTTAAAACTCTAGAGGAGAAGTTTCCGGAACTTTGGTGCAAGAATGATCACCAAAATAGGGACTTCGACGACTACCACGCCGCATTTGACTGTATGATAGACCCAACGAATCGTAGGTACCTCTCAGAAGATTACGCATTTTGTCGTCGATGGCAACAAGCGGGTGGTCAAATCTATGCTGATGTGAATACTACCCTTGGTCATGTGGGTAATCTACCATTCTCAGGTTGCCTGAATGATAGGCTTAAGGGATAGAACCTAATATGAGTTATATGAAGATCGTTACGATTCTAGTAGTGAGATCAAAGGCGTGTCATGTTAAAACACTCCATTCAGTACTAAGATTGAATATGAGATGTCTTCAAAAGAATTACAACAACGAGATTACCTACGTAGACGACGACCCCTACAAAAAGGCTGAAGCTATCCAAAGATACATGAAATCCTGTGATCGTATTATTTTCATAGATTTTGGGGTAGGTGTCGATGATGGATCTCTCGATCAATGTTTTGAACCTCACGAACACGTAGGATGTGTTGTTTTCCCGGGTGTAAAAGAAGGTGTTAATTGGGAACAATTTAAGACAAAAGTTAAGGAGGGTTCCACTGAACCCGCTTCTCAAATGGGACTTGAATTCGATACAGTGGTAGGAAAGAAAGTTTCAAAGGATATCTACCACGTTACATCTACAGAGGCAAAAGCTTGGTTCTTGAACACTAAGAATGTTGCTAAAAAGGCTGGTTGGAAGATCTCACCCAAATTTTTTGAAAAATTCATAGAACAAGGTGTGCGCGTTTATGCATTTACAGCATCTAAGTTAACGATGACTTATACACATGAATGCTTAAGTAATATCCTGAACGCCGCTGGTGTGAAAGTAAATTAAAGTTTTTGTGACACATTTAAACATGTCTATAAAGCCGGACTCCCCGCTTTACAAATATGTTGTTCAGTTTATACACAAGACGTGGGGGAGTAAAGACTATTTCCCTGGACCTCAACCGATATCGATTGAGTACAAGCATTTTCCAATCCTAAAAGGTGGAGACTATGTTGTATGTGAGAAGACGGATGGAGAGAGACATATGATGGTTGCTTTGATGTTTGAAGGGAAGAAGAAATGCCTATTTGTGAACCGAGCGTTCAATATGTTTGAGGTTTCCCTCAACATGAAGAAGGATGTGTACGAGGGAACTATCTTGGATGGGGAACTCTACGAAAATACACTCATGGTTTATGATGCTGTACTCGTGTGTGGAAAGTCTGTGTGGAATGAAAACTTATTGGATCGCCTCGGATACGCAAAGTTCGGTGTACTTGAACCGATTATCTACATGAAGATGGATAAGTATCGCCTCCACATGAAGGACTTTTATCACATGAGAGATTTTGATAGATTCATGGATGAACACCTTCCTAATGTTAAACAAGAGGTTGACGGCCTTGTTTTTACTCCTATAAATGAACCAATTAGGATTGGAACCCATGAAACCATGTTCAAATGGAAGCCTCAAGCAAAAAATACTGTGGACTTTTTGATGAAGAAGGAACCCACCCGAGAAATACCTGGATTTGTCCCTGGTCCACCTGTGTGGAGGCTCTATGTGCAAGAAAAGGGAAAACTCGTATATGAATCGGAAATTCCACAAAACAGGATTGATGATAAATCTTGGTTTGAGGATGGAGCGATTGTTGAATGCGTGTATGTTACTTGGGAAGAACCACTTTGGTGGAAACCGATCAAAAGACGTTACGATAAAACGCATCCTAACAATAGGCGAACTTTCTACAGAACTATCGTGAATATCAAAGAGAATATTAAGATGGAGGAGTTTTTAAATTGTAAACCATGAAATAAAATCCACCTTCATCTGGTAGATCGTGTTGTTTAATCGTCTCATCATCTATGAGATGCCATTTGTTTCGGCGTTTGACAAAGCTTACATAGTGACCATCGTTTTGGTGACCAACATGTAGAGCCGCAGAGATAAGATTATATTCATAGTCTTGGATAAGTAGGTTTTCAATAATTTTAATATGACTTTTACTATCAAACGAAATCATCAAAACTTGAGGCAACTTTGAAAATAGTGAACGACTCGCAGCCACGTTGTGAATCTTTCCCTCGTTATCTTCAAAATTTTCTATAGTATTCCAGTCAGTACTTTTTAATAACATCGTTTCCATATTGTTACCATAGGATGTGATCAAATGAACACTAAAGGTTTCCTCATTCGATGACTTTCCACCGGGCCATATAGTTTCTTGCTTCTTCTTTCCGTATAACCATTCCTTAATCTCGGGTCTAGAAACCTCTAGAATATCTATGATGCACAAAATAGCTTCCTGGACATCATGTTGTTCTTGGGACTTAAACCTAGGGAACTTAGTTCTAAACTGTTCTAAGAGTGTTCCGATGTTTACACTTTCTTGTCCCTTGGTCCAATAGGTGCGTACAAGATCGGAGTAGCATTTACTAAATTCACAATCACCCGTGTATGGATATCTTAAAAAAAGATTACTTAGTACTGGAATGTATAGTAAACATTGAACGGCTGTGTTGAAATAACATGTGTTACCATTATTGTCGAAACCTTTCATTAAACTTTCTGAACAAAAAAGGCTTAAGTAAAAGGCGCGTCTTCTAAAAGTTAAGTAAAAATGGACATCAAGACTATCACCGAAAAAGTTACCACTCTCTTTGAAGCTCACAAGAATGAGGAACACATCGAGGTAGAAATCCGCCTCGGTAAGCACAATGGCTCCCTCTTTGATACAAACGTTGGAAAGGAAACGTTTGAGCGTGTACTCAAGGGTCTGAGGAAGTATGATGGATGGGAGGAAACCAAGACTATCTCAACCGATGTTTTCTATGATGACACGAACGGTATTCGCATCACCTCTGATGAAGATACCGGTGAACAGAAGATGATCCAAAAGATCAATGTCGTCAAGGAGGACTTCAAGTTCGAACCCCTGGATGTTCGTTTTAGTATCTCTAGGGAGATCCCTACCCATGGATCCTATGACATGGATCGCAAGAGATCCAAGTACCGCCACTCATTCGTTCGTAAGAACTTGTCCATTGACATGACAGTATCATCTGGGGACAATGTTGATATGGATTCCGAAGATGCCTCCTCCTACCAGATCGAACTTGAGATTGTTAAACCCAGTGATGTCAGCTCATACAACGAACTGTTCAACATCCTCCACAAGATCAGTGACATCTCAAAATTAATCTAAGTTATTAGTAACATGCTGTATCTAATTCTAGGCATTGTCGTCATGTTTTTCTTATTTGAGAAACGGAAGATGTCAGATGAAGTTGATGCATCTGAGAATTTTTCCATGAGTAACGGGATGTCCAAAGACAACTACATCCTCATGCACAAAGATGGGATGAGCAAGGAGGACTTGGAAAAGTTTGTCTACATGGAGGATCGCTTTCTCCAATACGAAAAAGATTCCGTGTGTTCAGGCGTATCCCTCATAGTCCCAGCTACTCAACTTTCTAATAAAATTAAAGAGACTTTCCCTAAATATTCATTCTCGTATCACACGATCCACTTAAAGCAAATCGCGGAACCTAAAAAAAGTATTAACCTAAAGATTAAATGTCAGTAAGTATTAAATGGATAGATCATTCGGTATTTTAGAATCAGTCGTTGGCACATATGGACCACTGATTGTAGAATATCGAGGTAAACTACACACGGAAATGTGTTATAAAATTGAAAGACATCACGTAGATAGAATGATTAAGAAAATAAAAGATATTCCCTTCAAATACATCAGTCAAACAACGGATCGGTCATTTGTTTTAGTTGAATAAACCACCATCAACACCAATCTCGAAAGGCTCTAAAACCTTACCGGTATCAGTCTTTGTCGCGAGCTCTGGCTCTTTAAAACCAGGTTCGGGAGAAGGAGCTTCAGCCACGGGAACGACGATCTTGGTACCTTTCTTTCCATTTTTAGACTCCGCCACGGCAGAGCATGAAGGGGTATCCTTCTTTATATTCATCATACCCCAAACAATGAGCATGAATACAATGGAGTGCACTATGAGACCGAAGGTCGTAGAGCAGCCATTAGAAGAGGCAATCCTAGATCCAAGGATTCCTCTGACGAAGCGAAATGTCGCGGGATTGGCAACGACAAAGAAGGTGAGGGCAGAGATGATCGAAATGATAAACTTGTCCTCCTGTTTCTTACCCTTGCACCCACATCCACAATCTTTAAATAAACCCATGATTATTTTACTATAATTCAACAAAAAAAACTGACTTAAAGTGGAGCCACCTAGTAAATATATAACCCACTACCAATAATGTCGCTCTCTATCCAGCAATCCTCCGACTTCTCTCCTGCCTCCGTGCAGTTTTCGAAACTTCGCAAGAACAAGAATGGCGGTAAAGCCGTCTATCTCAATGCCGGCGACAACAAGAAGCTGTATGTACAGCTCCCTTTCCTTCGCTCTCCTTATGGTCTCAGTGCTTACACTGATGAGGCTACGGGACGCACCTCGTACTCTCTTGACCTCTCCTTCGATCCCGACAATGCTGAGGCTATGGCTCTTCACGCCAAGCTTACCGAGCTTGATGAGATCATCGTAAACACTGTTGCCAAGAATGCCAAGGAGTGGCTTGGCAAGGAATTCAACGTGGCGGTCCTAAAGGAGGCACTCTACAAGCCGATCGTTCGCCCCGGAAAGGAGCAGTATCCAGCTACTCTGAAGCTCAAGATTCTTACTAAGTCTGATGGCTCCTTCGTTCCCGAGTCGTACAACATGCAGAAGCAACCCGTTCCTCTTGATAGCATCGAGAAGGGGCAGAAGGCCTGCGCTATCATTGACCTTAACCAGATTTGGTTCATTGACAACAAATTTGGTGTGACGATCCGACTTCAACAGGCTCTCTTCGAGCAGTCTGCCAAGCTCCCTTCCTTTGCCTTCCAGGGTCTAGACCTACCTGAGGAGGAGGAGGTTGAGGTTGAGGAGGAAGATGAGATTGAGGAGGTTGATGATCAGTAAAAATTATGAGTTCTAAAAAAATGAAAAATGTTTGAAAAAAGATTTTTCGAAAAAAAAAGTAAAATAATTTTGTCCTTCTTGTTAAGTTGAAAATTAACTTCTTAACAATAAGTAAGTATGTCTAATAAGAACATTGAGAGTAATCTTAAGAAGTTACTCAAGGGTGAGAAGGCTTGTTACCCAGAAGAATTCCTGAAAGTTCCCAGTTACAATTCACCCACCTTGCGTTACGGTAAAGGTAAGCCACTGAGTCAAGGTCAATTTGGAAAGATGTACCGTGGAAGTATCAACGATAATGGAAGGCGATATGTCGCGTACAAAGAGATAGATACATCGGATAGTACCGAC